AAACAAATTTTTTTTATTATTCTTTACTTATATTTTTTTTTAAACTATAAATATGCTATAAAGACAAATGACAACTGTAATAAATAAGAAAGCATTAAATTCTAATCATATTTATAAAAAAATAAAATTAAAAGGAACTAAACATACTGCGGATGTTTATGATCATGCCCTACCTGAAAATGTTTTTAGGGACATACAAGCAAGAATTTTTAATCAGCTTCCATGGTTTTTAGAATCAGGAGATAGAAGTAAACAAAGTTATGCAGCCTCTCCATTGAACAATTATAAAATAACAGACCATACTCAATTCAACCACTTGTTTTATCACGTTAATGAAAGAGCACATGGTTGGAGTCAATATACTAATTTTATTGAGCCTGTTTTAAATATTTTAAGTCCGAGAGCTTGGTTTAGATGTAAAGCAAACTATGTAGCAAGAGGTGATAAAAAAGGTATTAGTAGAGGTTGGCACCACGATGCAACTGGTAGTATGAACGGGGAAAATGGAAACCCGGCCTGGAATGAATTTAAAATTGCTGTCTTATATCTAAATACAAATAATGGTTACACAATAATGGAAACAGATAATAAGGTTGAAAGTATTGAAAATCGATTGGTTATATTTCCTAATGATGTTTTACACACAGCTATTCTACAAACAGATGTACCGCATAGAATAATTTTAAACATGGTATTTTTACCTTATAAGGAGTATAAAAAGAAATGAATCTTAAACACCATTACTATTATTTTAAAAAAGCTGTTCCAGACAGAATCTGTGAAGAGATAAAAAAATATTGTTTATCTATGAAAGACCAAGTAGCTATTACCGGAGGTCAACAAGGTAATGTTCCAACAACAAAAGAAGGAATGGAACAACTTCATCAAAAAAGAAATTCAGATATAGTATGGGTCAGTGATCGTTGGATATATAAAGAAATTCACCCTTATGTACATGAAGCAAATGCTAATGCAGGATGGAATTTTCAATGGGATTTTTCTGAAGCTGCCCAATTTACAAAATATAAATTAAATCAACATTATGATTGGCATTGTGATTCATGGGACGGTGTATATAATAATCCCGGTCAACCTAATCACGGTAAAATTAGAAAAATAACAAGTGTTTTAGTTTTATCTGATCCTAAAGATTATAAAGGAGGAGAACTAGAATTTGATTTTAGAAATTTAGATCCGGATAAAAAAAGAAATGTTGTAGTGGCTAAGGAAGTAGCTGAAAAAGGATCTTTGATAGTTTTCCCATCTTTTGTTTGGCATAGAGTTAAACCTGTTACTAAAGGAGTACGTTATTCAATGCCTACTTGGCATTTAGGGTGGCCGTACAGATGAAAAAGAAACAAAAGAAAGCTAAAAAAACACAAAAACACTTTGATAAAATATCTTGTGGAGAATTAACTAATTCTTTTCCAACACAATTAAAGAGAGATAATTTATTTTCAACCCCTATTTGGTATGAGTACGAGCCTGCTTTTGTAAAAAAATTTAACAAAGCAGCCGATCCATATGTTGAAGAGGCTAAAAAGAATATGAAAAAAGAAATTGATGAAAGAAATAAAAAATTTGGAAATAAAGGAGATAGGGGATTTGTTTATCAGTCACAAAGTTTAATTAATGACCCTAGTTTTATGACACTCCAAAATTATATAGGAGCTACCTCTCATAACTTATTAGTTGAAATGGGTTATGATCTAACTAATTATCAGGTCTTTACTACAGAAATGTGGGTACAAGAGTTTGCTAAAGAAGGAGCAGGAACCCAGTATATCCACACTCATTGGAATGGGCATATATCTGGTTTTTATTTTTTAAAAACTTCTGAATCTACTCCTAGACCGACATTATGTGAACCAAGGTCCGGGAGACTTATGAATTTACTACCAGAAAAAGATATTAAAAAAGTAACTTATGCTAGTAATCAAATAAATTATGAAGTTAAACCAGGCTCTATAATATTTACACCTTCTTTTTTACCACATATGTATCCACCCGATATGGGATATAGTACATTTAGATTTATACATTTTAATTGTCAAGCAATACCAAAAGGAGTAATAAATTATGGCCAAAGATAAAATGATTAAACTTACTCATTTAAAAGATAGATGCGCTTCACAAGTAGCATACGTTCAAAATTTATTAGGTCAACACCCTAAAAAATATTCTAATGATTTTGTAGAACAAATCATAGAAAATAAAAGAAAGGAGTTAAAAAATGGCGTTCAAAAAAACAAAGTTTAAAGTAATCAAAGAGGCAATCCCTAGAAAAGTAGCTGATTTTATTTATAGATATTTTAAAAATAAAAGACAAGTAGCTAAATTTTTATTTGATACCAAATACATTTCTCCATTTACACAAGAGTGGGGAATATGGAATGATCCTATGATCCCTAATACTTATTCTCACTATGGGGACACAGCTTTTGAAACTGTTCTTGATGGTTTGACTGAAAGAATGGAAAAAGAATCAGGTTATAAATTAAACCCATCTTATGCTTACGCACGTATCTATAAAAAAGGAGACGTACTTCATAGGCATTTTGATAGAGATTCTTGTGAAATTTCTGCTACCATGCACATAGGAGATGATGGTACTAAATGGCCTATTTATTTAGATCCAACTGGAAAAAAAGGACAGGCCGGTATTTCAGTAAACATGAAACCTGGTGATATGCTTATGTATCATGGGTGTGAATGTGAACACTGGAGAGAAGCTTTCACAGGCGAAGATTACTGTCAAGTATTTTTACATTGGAACCAAGATTCTAAAAAGAAAATTGTAACTGGTAAAGAAAATGAAGCTAAAGGTGGTAAACACACTAAATTTGATGGTCGTCCTTTTATAGGACTACCAGCATGGTTTAAAGGCTTTACATTACCTAAAAATTAGTATACACACTAAGACTGGTGGGGGAAAATGCCACCACAGTTTCCCCTTCCTTTAATAATCTATTGAAATTTCCCACAATCTGATATAACTGTTAATAAATAGGTTTTTATATGCTACAAAAAATAGGTTTTTTACCAGGATTTAATAAACAAATTACCCCCACAGGAGCTGAAGCACAATGGACGGGTGGCGAAAACGTCCGATTTAGATATGGTACACCTGAAAAAATAGGAGGATGGTCTCAGTTAGGAGACAAAGCTTTAACAGGCTCGGCTCGAGCTCTTCATCAAATGGTTAATAAGATAGGTATTAAATATGCCATCATTGGAACCAATAGAATTTTATACGCATATTCTGGAGGGGTGTATTATGATATACATCCAATTAAAACTGACTTCGGAGCATTAACTGATAAGTTATCTTGTACTAATGGCTCTGCTGTTCTTACAATTACTTTATCTACAACTGCTGGAATGACAGCAGGAGATATTTTATATCTTGAAGATGTTACACCGCCAACAGGTTCGGGTTATTCTGCTTCTGATTTTGACAATAAAACTTTTATGATAACAACCGTAGTAGATGGTACTTCGGTTACTATTACTATGGGATCTAATGCCGGCGCAACCGCCACTGATGGAGATTTATCTGTTAAATGGTACTATCCCGTAGGCCCAGCTGAACAGGTTGGAGTTTATGGATGGGGTATATCCCAGTTTGGTGGTACATCTACAAATCCTCAAACTACAACTTTGAATGGAGCGTTAGGTGCAGACGCTTATGGAACTGGTGGATCAGGAACCAGTATTACTTTAACTTCTGTAACTGGCTTTCCAACAACGGGTACAAATTATATTCAAGTAGGCACAGAAGAAATTTCTTACACAGGAGTTTCAGGAAGTGATCTAACAGGGATTACTAGAAATGTTAGAGGAACAACAAACGCCTCTCATTTAACTGGAGCAACAGTTACAAACTACAGTGACTATGCTGCATGGGGTCAAGCTGCTACTACAACTGACAAAGTTGCAGAGCCTGGTTTATGGTCCTTGGACAATTTAGGAAGTACTCTTTTAGCTTTAATTTTTAATGGTGCTGTATTTGAATGGGATTCAGATTTAGTTACTGCCGTAGACACAAGAGCAACAATTGTTAGTGGTGCACCAACCGCGTCCAGAGATATGTTAGTCTCTACTCCTGATCGTC